CAGAGGAAATATGATAGTAGATCCAACAACAAGTATAATATTATCCACACAGAGATATAAATCGGCTCCAAGAGTTGATCAGTTCATTAATGTTCCGTTTGCTCAATCAACGAAAACTCTTACCGAGTACGATAGAAGTGTTGATGTTAGCTTAGCGACGGTATTTGATGAGGAAAGACAATTATCTACGATTTTTAGACCCGTTACCAAGTTTTCAATTTTGTTTGAAAATGCGTACACGGGATCAACAAAATACGTTCCGTTTAGGGATAATCTATATTATACGAATTCAATAAAGAATGCTCAAGATTATTACTACCAAGGTAACACAATGGCGGTACAACCACCGGCAACTGATCAAAATATTCCGTGGGACGGGTTTCCACAATATTCTGAGTTTGATTTCATTAGGACCGATAATGATGTTATTGGATATACTCAACCACCAAACAACCACGTAACTTTTAAAAACGTTAGTGCAACAACATATAATTGGTCACATTACATTAGTTACCCATACAAAAATAATTTTAATAAAACACTATCGGCGATTGAACCAGGAACTAACATACAATGGTCTTGGGTTGCATCAAGTGGTTTACCTTATTATGTTTTAGTTGGTAACGATAAGAATACAAGACAAATTACTTTTAAGTGTCCTATGACTCACGGATTGTCTGTTGGAGAATACGTTCAATTATCTGTTAATTATAATGGGAATCAATTGTTCCAAGTTTCAAGCTTAGGTACTACGGGATCAGGATCTGAAGAATATATATTCAGTATTTCAAATATAGGATATACGGGAAATGTATTCCAAACAAATTCAAAAGGAACATTTAAAAGAGTGATAAATGCCGGTAACTCGGGAGATACTATTAGTGAATATTATGTTAGACAACATAAGATCATTACAAAACCTGAATGTGCGGTGTTGGTAAATGCTGGATTCGAAAGAAACATATACGGAAACAAACAAAAATGTGAGATAAAGGTATTAACTCCAAATCAAAAAGTTAGAAACTCAATTAAAGAAGGGGATCGATCATATACGTTATCGTTTAATTGCGATGTGGATATTAACGGACTTAAAGATAATCAAGGAAGACCATTAACCGAATTGTTTTTCACAACAATTTGGAGAGGATATTTTGGGTGGACAAGTGTGATGAGAGAAGGGTGGTACTTTAATACTTACCTACAAAAGGGTAAACCACAAACTTGGTGGGACACCACTAATGCTAATGCGAACGTTAATATATCTGAAAATTTTTACACAACACCATCAGGTGGAAACGTGAAGTTTTATTACAACGATTTATTAAACACTGGTAGCACACTTAACGGTGATTTTTGTGAATGGAATAATTTCGATCAATTTGAAAGAGTAATATCTACCTACCAACATAAGATTAAATATAATGAAAATTGGTTCACGATAAAAAATAAATTACCAACGACCAACCAATACGGGTATTTCTATCAACCACATAACCCGGTACAAATTGCATCCTTTTCTGATTATATTGAAGAAGGTAGTTCGGCAAATGTTGTTGGTATTCCAGATTATGCTTATTACTCAACAACAACGGCATTATTTAGATGGAGAGATTTATACCCATATGGATTTATTGATCCTAATGGTGTAGGAGTTGATTACCCATTCTTAAATGGTGCACAATATCCGTTTACCAATACCATATTTAGAATAACACCTGAGAATTATAACATACCAAGTGATTACGCTAATATAGGATCAGTTCCCGTGAACATAACAACAATTACAGACCCATTAGTAGATGAATGCGAATAAGATAAAAATAGTAAAAACAGACCTTGATGGATTTGTGAATGTTCCCATTAATATGCAATGGGATTTTATTGGTAATGATGAGGCAATATCAAGTTATGAGATCGACGTTATAAACGAAGTAATAAATCCTGTTGCTGATTTTGAAATATCAAGATTCGCGCATAATGTTTTCCCGAACCAAGATTCGGCAATTAATTATGACTTTTATTTTTATGATGATTCGGCACCGATTACCGCAAACACCGTCGGTAACTGGGGTATCACGTACCTTAACGAAGGATTTAGTGTTAAAGATGTTTATTATTATTCTAAACCATTCACTAAATCATTCTTTAAATTGGATTTTTACACAACTAAAGAAGAGAAGACCCAACAAATCTATCTTTCAATAGTATTACCGGTACAACAAGGGTCTACGGAAACCGTATTACTCTCACCACAATTAGGACTTGTTGAAATTAAAAAACCTAAAATGAAATTGGATTATATTGGTGATAAAGAAGGGTTTTTCATTTATTGGTTAAGAAATCGTAATTTTATCGACATCAATCGATTCTATATGACTGCCAAGTTTTTCGATGGGAGAACAGGAATTTTCAAACAGATGACCAACACTCAACAAAATTTAATAACCCCAAATAAGTTTAATTTTGATAATTCGAACTATTTCTACTATAGGGTGGATCTAGATTATGATAACAAAACATATGAAGTGTTTTCTACGGCAACCAATCAAAGAGTTGGGGATGCTAACACACCGATAAAATTTTACGAGTATGTTAACCCATAATGGAATTACAAGAGTATAAATTTATTATTTCTCCTGAGAATATCAAAAGTGATATTGTCTTTGTACCATATACGGGGGATACAGATATTACAACAATTATTGACCCGTGTTGTTTAACGGAGACCACATTCAGTGCTACTACAACAGGTATGACGGGAGTATACCTTCCAATGGAGTATCTACTTTCGGGGAACACAAATGGAACTTCATTTTTAACAGGACTTTCGGTTAATTTAATGTTTACTGAATCTGCGGTTGACATTGGTTATTACACACCCACAGATGGTTTAATATTACAGGCTGACGTTTTAAATAACTTTATTGCAACTGCAAACACAATTAACGCTTACACATATACATTTTACAACACTTCAGATCTCGAATTTATTAAGTTTTTACAATTATGTACTTACACCATAGATTGGGGTGATGGATCACCATTACAAGCGGTTTTAGGGATTACACCAATAAACCACACATACCCAACGGCACCTAATAACTATACAATAACTTTAACAGCCAAGTCACCTTGGGGAATTTCTAAAGTTCAAAAGATTGTTAACGTCCCATATACCAATGCGGTAATACCAAACCCACAAGGAAGTATAACATTCTTTCCCGCTGGTGGTAGTTGGTCCGCAACACCAATAAGTTATGATTACATCTTTACGGGTGACTCTAACACAGACATAAACGACTATTATTCGTACAACTATACACCTGTTCCATTTCCAATTACAGGATATACACTATCATCATTAAACGACATTGCCCAATTTGGACCTAAAGTTAATTTAGCCGGTGGTAAATATAAATTGGGGATGCAGGTTACGGGTACAACAGGTGCGATAGGTACTTATTGGGGTGAAGACCCGAATGGGCTCTTTTCGGCATATACGATTAATGGGGTTAACTATTATGACTACGAGGATTATACGATTTATATTGTTGATTCCTATGGGTTGGTACCTGGTGAAATAGTTTTAAGTGCGTTAACTAAAAACGAGGCGTTGATGAATGTTATTGATCAGCCTGAGATAATAACTAATCTTTTTATTGAAAGAGGGAAATACACACCACTTGAAAATATAGAGAGAATAGGTGAGGTAGATAATGTTGGGGACTTAGAAAAATACGGATACAAATATTTCATCATTGAAAAAGTATCAACTTAACTATTTATAAAAAAGGAAAAAAGTAAAAAATGGCAACAGGTAATTACGGAACAATAAGACCATCAGATGTAAGTCCCGAAGATGTGGAAATCGTAATGGTTTACACAGAATCTAGAGACGACACTCAAAATTTTATATTAACGACTTTGAACGCTCAAGACGTTCTTAGACCATATTTTAATAATGACGCAACGGGTGGTAGTACCGTTGAGGTTTTAGGTGGTTTATATAATTTAAAATTACCGGCTGACCAATTTAATAAATTGGGTATCTACACATTAATGATAAGACCGGCTCAGATCAGAACAACAATTACTGATTGTGGGGTTTTATCTGCACTACCAAACGTAAAAGGTATTGTTATTGATTTAAATAATGTACCGACAGAATACAGAAATAAATTCGTTAACCAAGGTTTGGTTGGATTTAGAGTTGAGTATTTAAATCCTGATGGGACAAAAATACCTAACTTCTTTAGGATTGTAACATCATCGTTTTATTGTGAACCAGTAGTTCAAAATCTTACTAATACAATCCAAAAGGCTATTAGATATAGGTATGTGGAGGGAGCAACAAACTTATTGTTTTGTACTCTATCGCCTTCATCATCACCAACAAACAAACCAAGTGCAACACCATTTATTGGGCAACCAAATCAAAGTATTATTATAAGTAACACTTATTTTAACCCAATTAGTACTGAAATTGAAATCGTAGATCAAGACATTTCAACACTTGCAATTGCACTTTATGGTAATCAAACTAAATCTATTGAAGACGGTATCTACACCATTTATGATTCTAACAACAACATATACAAACAATACAACTTGTATGAGATTAAAGATCAGTTCAACACTCTTCTTTATGAAGTTAGACAGGATCGTGGTGATAATATCGACTTCTCTAAAGCTTTTAATAACATATCAGCTTAATGGCAACACAAAAATTTACTTGTCCCCCTCAAAGTAGCGCGGCTAATGAGTTCTCCAATAATTTAGTTGGAGTCCAATTGGTTACCGGTGGTGGTTTAACGCAGGCAAATTTTAATTTTACAACAAACATAACGGAAAAACAAAATAGGACTTTTTCTATTGGAACTTTTTCCGATCCGATAAACTTAGAATCAATCAATATTGAGAATAATATTGAATCTGCAGATATTTTAGCAAATAACTACCGAGTTTATCCTAATTATGATTTATCTCAAGTTACAAACTTTACGCAATACGGATCTTTAGTTAAAAGATTCTCTGTGTCGATCACAAAAATAATTAACTTTTACCCTGCGGCTTTAGAGGTATCGTCACAAACAAACAAATTTGTTACTCAAGAAACGGCAATAAATATTTTTTATGATTCAGTAGAAGATGACACAACTTTTGAAGTTTCACTTTCATCGATACGAAACCCGTTTGATATTGATTATTCAGTAAATGCCGAAACAAATGCACTTTTTAATGAAATGGAAGTTTCTCCTTTGAGAAATATGAAATTACAATATAAAAAATATGCTTTAGTTATTGGTGGGGTTGAATACCCTGTGAATTACCTTTACCCAACAACAAGTACATCAACTACGTTGAAATTAATTGTTGATGGTAATCCTTTTGGGGGTAATCAAATTTCATATGAGTATTTGGTAATAAGACCAAATAATTATGAGGTTAATAGAGTTTTTAATTTGGATTTTGATCAGGTTGAGAATTTCTTGTTAAACAGAAGTATTACACCGGCATATACCGCATCATTTACGGTTCCAAGAGAACAAGACGATGGTACTTATAAGATTACAACTGAATTAGCCACATTCCCAAGAGCGGGATTATGGAATCTTGATATTGAATCATTAGTGTTTGATAATTACTTAACTCAAATTAATGATTTTGCGATAAGTTTAGATACATATAACACAAATTTAGTTTCGAGATTTTTAACAACAGGAGCATTAAAAGAGTTTGACACTCCTGATCAAAAATTTGAGAAGCTATTACAAATTTATGGTAGAAGTTTTGATGAGACAAAATCATTTATATCTGCATTAGGGAACATTAATAGTGTTCACTATACGGTAAAAAATGATATACCTTCACAATTACTTAAGAATTTAGCTCAAACCTTAGGGTGGGTTACTAACTTCTCCCCAATTTCGAATGAGGAGTTATTACAGGCAGTTTTTACAACACAACCAAATACTTTTACTGGTCTACAAATAGGACCAACACCTGAAGAAATTAACTATCAGTTTTATAGAAACTTAATATTAAATTCCGCTTGGTTATTTAAATCAAAAGGAACAAGAAAATCGATTGAGTGTTTATTAAGAATGGTCGGAGCACCCGAAGCTTTAATTGATTTTAACGAACATATCTATGTTGCCGACCAAAGAATTAATATGTCCGAGTTTGAAAAACAATACATTCAAATTACGGGAGGAACTTTCAATCAACAGATACCTGTTTTACAGGGGAATAACACATATTCAATACAAGGGATTCAATATACAGGATTTACAACAACAACAATTAATTCAAATGTTCTAACAACTAGAGCGGATTATCCTGTTGATGTTTTTGGGTGTCCACAAATGCCGGAAGCTTCTGAAACATACTA